AGAGTCAGCCAGTAGGCGGTCACGTTTGGCTCGGGCTTCTTTGGCTGGCTGCTCGGCAATCAGTCGGGCGACCTCGGCTTCGATCTCTGCATCGCTTGGTTGTGGGATGTCAGTAGAGAGCCACTCAAGTTCGTCACCGCGTAGAACCCATTCGCTGTTTGGGGCTAGAGATTGTAGTGCTGTTACTTTATCGGTCATCCTGCAATCTCCATGGCAATAGTAATAGCTGTTGTTGATCCAGAAAACGCGCCATCTGAAGAGTTATGTCTTGTAAGTGAGGCTAAATTAGTTTGACATGCGAATTGATACAACACACTTGAAGTTGTGTTAGGGGAATCTAAATATGAAACATTAAAAGGAACAGGAGTCCAAACGCCAGTCCCAGCTTCTTGGTACCCATATCTATGGGCGTTCCATACTTGAGTACCATTTCTTTTTAATAAAAATCTAATAGATTCTGTACTCTCAACCGCCATGCCACCAGCAGTATGCATAACAAGTATTTTGTTATTAGATGAGGAAGGCGTAATAGATACGGTAGGAGTGACGTTTACCGCAGAGGTAGCATTTACATCTGTAGTTGTAGTGGAAGTAGCCTGCACCACCTGAATCACAGACCCAGCGGGCAGGTCGGAGGAAGTAATATCTGTCGCTACATCATCGAACGAAAGATTACCTGAGCCATCTGTGACTAACGCTTGCCCGGAAGTACCGTCAGCAGTTGGAAATGAATAATTCTCAAACGACACCTGCCCTGAATCATCAACAGAAAAACGCGTGGTTCCATCATCTGTTTTGATCGACAATCCAGCCGCGTCCACGGCCTGAACGACAGCTGACCGCACTTCCCACTCATCCGTAGCCTGATCAAAGGATGCGAGCGTAATCCATGCGTCATTATCGCTGTTGCGCATTTTTAGAAGGTCGTTGGATTCGTCATACCAAAATTGATAAGCGAAGGTTGTCGTCGGCTGTGTTGAGCCGGAGCTGTTAGTTGCCAAAGCCTCAAGGCCGCTGTTCAGATCAGCCCTAAAAGCGGGAAAGCCTTGGTTGGCAATGTTGAAGTCGTGTTGACTCATTCTAAGCTACCTCTTTTCCATAACCGGCAGCGGTGTAATCGAATGTCCTACTGACAGCCGTACCGCCTGAGTTCTTGAATGTTATTGTAAACCCTAATCTTGTCTTGTTGGTAATTTCGTAAAAGTCACCCGTTTGCAAATCCTGCGCCCCGATACCGATGGCTGGCGTTTCTTTGAATGCAGTATTGAACGTCACCACCTTGGCCCCAGCCCCCGAAACGACGTCAAAATCGCGCTCGGTGCGGTCAGGCATGTCAACAGTCACCGTAAGCTCAGAAACCGCTGGCGTTGCCTCCGGGTCTGTCGTCGTTAACCTCGCCCGATATTCCATCGCCCTGGCTTTGTAGTCACCAACCACAAACGGCTGCCAATCACTAAAGGTCGGGGTTCCTGCTGGGTCATCTTCTGTGGTTCTGATTTGCAATTCTACGTCCACGTCGTCAAACGCATTAGGGTCGCCATCAAATAGCCCAGGGCGGTTGTCGAATAGCCCTGGCGTCTGGTCAAACAGATTCACATAGTCAACGCGAACCGTTTTGAGATTGGCCGTGACTCGCGATATGAATACCTCGCCAAGATCGGTTGATTGGCCGAAGAAATAAAACCCTTCCGCATCGACGTTTCCCTCACCTGCGTCGAATTGCCCGGTCGCATCATCAAACAAGCCAGTGACGCTATCAAAATCAATAGAAGTATCTAGCACTATCCGGTCTTGTTCATCTATTTCTACTACGTCATCAAACGTGCCATCAAAGTTGGGGTGCTCATCAATCCTTTGCACCACATTAAGGTTTTCTAGCTGCTCAATATTAGATTGCAAACGGATGTTCGCTGCGTTTGTAGAAGCCAGACCGAGTTTATCGATGGCCTTTACAAAATATGTGCCGTTTCTTGCAGGAACCAAGACGGAAGTCGCTGGCCGCGCTACCTTTGGCACTAAGCTGACCGAGTTTTGATATTCGTTCCCATCGTCGTCGCTCGCAAAACGGATACGGTAGTGCGACAAATCAAGATCAGGCACCGCATTCCAAGTAAGCAGGTACTGGTTGCCAATCAGGTTTCCAGTTAATCCGGTCACATCCGACGGCGGCGCAGTCTTGCCAACAACCTGATGCTGAACAGTAGTAAAAGCCGATCGGACGCCGAGGGAATTGATTGACCGAGCACGCACGGTATACGTCGCATCATCCTCAACGTTGACCAGCTCAAACCTATCTCCACCGGCTTGGCCTAGGTTGATAAATTCCGTAGTGCCAGCCTTGCGTGCCTGAACCTCGAACCTCTCAAGAAATGAGTCGCCAGTATCCAAGTCCACCAGCAATACGGTGATCGCTTCCTCGTTGAATGCCTGAAGCTCATCGGTGACCCGAACGGAAGGCGCAGCTACGGTTAACGGGTCAGGTAGATTTGATTGTGCCGATGCAGGTTCATCTTTGTCGTTAACCCAAGGGTAAACAGACGCCGTGTGCTCGCGGGCCGCGATGTTGACAGTGCCGTCGAAATTGATGCTCATGCGCGTTATGCGGAACTCTTTACCATCCCAGCCGGGGGTAGGGTGCGTAATCGTCACAACGTCGCTCACAGCGCACCGCATGGCCTCTGAAGTGGCGGTGAAGTCTATCGATATGCCGTTTCGGCGTGACGACAGGCAAAGCGTCTTCGCTATGTTGCGAGCTTGGTAGTAATTCGTAACGCTGTTTAGGTCGATCTGCTTTTCCAGAACTACGTTGTTATCTTCGGTCAAAAAATTAGCCGAATCCTGCGAGTCCGGTTCCGGCCAAGTTACGGAGTCTGCTTGCCAGTTAGCATCTGGGTTGACGAACTTTGCAATGACCCGGTTGAACCTTCTCTTTTTGTTCGGGCCAGAAAAGCTCATGCCTTCAATAATGTTATCGATCGTAAAATCGAACGTGCTGTCGTAGTCATCCTCAATAATTAAGCGATACTTGCCGTTCTGATAAGGCATCAAGCCCTGCATTGAGCCTAGGATTTGCGATACGTTATCGAATAAAGTCTTATCGGTTTCCACGATTGCGTTGATATCAAACTTATTGACGAACTCGCCGCTACCTTCAGTGGTTTCTACCTGAACTTCGCAAGAATCCGCAGAGTCAGAGAATGCAGCGTCGTCAATCAGGTTTTCCGGCAAACCTTTGCCGTAACGCTCGTCGATTAGATAATCTCGCAAAGCAAGCGCTGGGTTGGATGACCAAGCGACGGCGCTTGTCCTTGGGTCGAATAATTTGCGTCCTTTAACCAGTGCGTTTATATCTGGCACTGATGAAAAGGCGTCTTGATCGAACTCAAGTTTAATTGCGATGTAAGCAATGCCGCGAAGCCGATCGTTGCTATCCCATGAAGGAGCATCCAACAGGACGTTAGAAACGCTTTGGTCGTCCGAGCCTGTTTTAACTTCAAAGGTGACGTATGGCTCGTATTTTGAGCCTGACAATGGCGTGTCATCAATGTTTAGGTCGGTTATGGATTCTACTTCGCCCTCGCATAACACAATGCAAAGGTATAGGAACTTGTTATCCGTACCTGATGTCTCGGTAAATACACGAACACCGCCGACTCTGCGCTCCCCGTAAATAATTGGCAAAGGCGCTACGTTGGATTGTTTGTTTACTAGAGCACCGCGGGCTTGGCTTTCTATATCTGGCTGTTCGGGTATATCTACCGCCCAAGAAACAATCTCGCCAACAACGTCTCCAACGCCATCAACAACGTCGCCCGCAAAATCGACGCCAGCGTCGATTACGTCCTTGCCGCCTTCAACAATATCCGAGCCTAAGTCTTTGGCGCCTTCCCAAACGTCGCTAAAAAAGCCCATTCTCTAGACCCTTATCCTTGAATCAACCGAACAAATCATGCTTTGCCCCATTTGATATCTTTTACTGATTCAGCAGCAAACCGAAATCCGGTGTCATTGGGAAAGTAGTATTGCTGTGAATTGTTATTGGTCAGGCGGCCCGCCTTGCGTTCAAAGTCTGCCCAATGACTAGCGCAAGAAACCGTTATAGTTGAGGAGTTTCGATTATCCGCAACGCCAAATCCAGTCACTTCGCCGTCGAATGTTGGTATGGCGTCACCAATAATTTCGCCGCCGTTATCTAATATCGCGTTCCATATACGAACTCTGCGGTTCAGATAGTCTATATTTAAGAATATAGAAAGGTATGCCCGATTGACCGATGAAAGCCCTATCTGCAAAGAGCCAACCCTTAGCTCCTCAGTTTCCTGCACGTCTCCGATAGTGAGCAAATGACCACCGGGCAAGAATGTGTCGCCATCATAAACCACTTGCCGAAAGTTGTCGGTTATTTGCAAAACAGGCTCGAAATCAATCTGCACCAGATGGCACATCCGAATCTGATCGGATTGCAGCGCGCTGATTGTCGAAGCGTTAATAACCCGAGGCATTATATAACCTCGACCATATCGATCTGATACTCGTATTGTTCATCTGCGCTTAACGAATACTCTTGCACGTCGTTATCAAGGCGCATTGTAAAAGTAACGTTTTCGTACACCATTTGCTCATTGTCACTTACGCTTTCAATTAGCGCGGGTTCGATTGATATATCACCCGCGCCGTCTCGGTCAGCAGTGACCATGTAGACCTTGCCGTGATTAAACTTAACAAAGTCACCGGCCTTGATGGTTCCCGTGAATCCGTCAACTGACACTGAACTTTCCCCAGGTGACGCCGAACCATTTGCTAGAGCGGTTCCACTTGCGTCGCCAGATGTGGAGCCAATGACAGGCGGAACAATGCCGAACGAACCAAGCCGCCCCTGCTGGCTAGTGACGAAAGCAAACACTGGCTGAAAATCAGCCCGAGTCATGCGGTTATACTGAGCGGTAAACGCCCACCGTTGCCCGCCAAGCGCTCGAACCTGTACGCGGCCCGATATAGCTTCAGAGAATAAGTTGTTATGCCGTGACGATACGTTGATCGCCTGAAACTCCGGCTCTGCTGGGTAGGTGCCACTCATACCACTGCACGCCTCCCTCGGTCGTTTGACGCGGAGTTAATCATGCTAATGATCTGGCCTCTGCGTGATTGTAGTAATTGATC